TGAATCGGAATGGCTGTCGTCGGTTCGAATCCGGCACCCTTTTTTTTGAAAAAACATTTAAAGGAGGTTTGCTATGCCTGTTAGCAAGAAAAGAAAAACTGTAAAGAAGACTGGAAGAAAATTTGGAGTTACTAAGAGAATACCAAATGTTCAGTCTCTTCTTTTTAAATACATACACGCATATTTTGATGAAAGTATATCTGAGTATGTCGTGTATGTGAATTTGGTATGTAACGACGTACCTGTAATTATGTCTGGATTTATTGACCCAGATAAGAGTTATTTCGAAGGTATCCGATTGCATAATCCAATATTGGATATCAATAATGGAGGCAAGTATTTCCCAGATAAACTTATAGAGGACTATAGGGTTCTTAAGTAAAGGAGTTTTTATGACAAACAATGCATACTATATTATATGGTTCGCGAAGTTCATGCACGTGTGAATTTTATTACATCATATATAGATGAACTCGATGAGAATTTAATATCCGAGCAACAAGATTATAAAATGACTAGAGCTCTAAGATCTTTACGATATTTGTTGAATACAATGTATAAAGATACATACATTTACAGAGTCCGAAGATATTTCAGATTGATTTACACCGATTGGTTGTTTAAAAATTTGTAAATTTCGCAGAAATTACACGGTGTATAATGAAAGAAAACTAAAGGAGGAAGCAACCATGAATAAAGGATTTATGGGACTAATTAACTTTGAAGGAACCCCGTTGGAATATGACGCTGAAAATGAAGGCCTAGGAATGGCTCTACTTAAAGGCGCAGGCCAAGGTGCAATCGAAGGATTATTAGCCGTAGGAACTATTGTTACAGCAGTTGCACTATTCACTAGTAAAAAATAAAGAGGGATCTTAGGATCCTTTCTTTTTTGTTTTAGTCAAGCCATTCATAATAATTATTTAAGGAGGAAGCCTCATTTATTGTCAGTCAATAATGGATGGTTTGATTAAGCCAAATTAAAGGAGGTATATAATATGGCTATTATTTTATTGGTGTCGGCATACATGTGTGCAGATATTGTGTCTATTTTATGTGATAAAAAGGAGGAAAGAAATGACTACACCAATTAATTTCATTACAATGCCCGATTTCGCGGCTCGGAATCAAGAAGACGTTAGCATATCAATTGCTATAAAAGCAGTTATTGTGGACTATCCTAGACTAACAGATCCTGTAGATAAAGCTGCATCGACACTGTTAATCACTCAATACGACAAGATTTTTCAATTTGATGAGTATTCTATTAAAGAAGATCTCGAGTTTGTCAAGGATTACTTCTTACAAAAATTCGCCAAAGATGTTGCTCAAGATATGATTTACGTATTTTCGCACGACCAAGAAGTTAAGGCACGATTAGATGCTATTGCAAATATGAAATGGAGATAATAAAATGAGTAAAGATGGTCTAGTAAAAATTTCCAAATTAGAACACAACGCTATATATGGTAGAAAATTTATGGATGAATTTAACAGAAATAAGGATAAAGGTAAAGTTAAATTCCATACAAAACCCACACAAGTAAATCGTAAAAATCCTGTTTTGGTAATTGATTGTTATCCGGTCGTTCGTCGATGGATGTACGAACTTGATAACGGATATTTTATACTATTTTCAGTATATGACAACACTCGTTCAGAAGCTGTTGTGGCAAACTATTCATCAAACTACGAAGCAGTCTATCATCTTGATTACACCATGGTAGATATTCATACAAAACAAGATCTTGTAGATTTTGTTACGGACTACAACAAATATTCGGTTTTGGATATGTGGAAATTGGAGAAAGAGATTAAGGAGTTTGAGTAAGATGACTTATGAGGAACTAAAAGAGCAAGTGAGACACTACTGGAAGTGGTATTACTATTATGTATGCGACAAAAGATATATGGTTCGTGAATTTAATAGAACATTGGAAGATTTAAACCATCTTAAATTTGAAGGTTACAGAATTATCGAAGACTATGATACACGCCATCAATTTGCACAAACGGTCAGTGAGATGATGACTTTGGGCCAACTATTCGGTAAGTATAAACTTCGTCATCGAATTTTGAAATTCATAAAATACCATTATTTAACTTATAAATTCAATAAATTGCCATAACACGCAGCTTTTACATATCCTATAATGAAAGAATATTTATTATAGGAGGACATACTTATGTTCAGAAGAATTATCCGTGAAATTGGATTTCGCACACTTGCGTTATACGCCGTGCTTGAAGAAGCTTACGTAGAGAAGCTCGAAAAGCAAGGGTATATTTCGGAAGATAGCGAATACCATAAACGACGACTAATTACTGTTCAAAAGGTATTAACTAAACTTCGTAATGAAGGATTTTAAAAGGAGGATAAAAATGAAAACTATCATTGATATTGTTAAAGCATTGTTTGGAATGCTCTTCGTGAATGTTATCGCGGGAGTGTTTAACTTTGTTGGTAAACTATTCAGATAGAGGATTTAATTATCCTCTTCTTTTTTTCAAAAGGAGGTTAGTCGAATGGACTACAAATACACAATTAAAAATATTGCAGTTTTCTACACTCGTACTCCCTGGCAGCAATTAAAAATAAGAAAGAAGGTAAATAATATGTTGGAAGAAGTTAAAGTTGATTTTATGGAAAAAGAATTAGAAGTATCTAAATATATCGAAGAACACTATGGGGAAGATTTACTTAACTGTGGTAATCTTGATATGGTAGGAAATGATCTGAAGAAAGGTGCGATTTTAAGTGGGATTCTTGCTTTACTTGGGACATACGCTATGGGCGCTCTTTTTAAACGTGCGGCTAAAAAGTACACTCGAGAAACGTTCAATTTAATGAACAATGATGAAGAATTGCAAAGAATGTTTAAGGAGATTGATGATGCAAGAAATGAATTACATTCTTAATGATGATAGGATTAAGAATAGACCAACGTTTTTAACTTGGTTATTTTTTAATAAATCTCTCAGAAAATCATGCTTAAGCAGTATAGAAACATTACGAGAAGACATCGACAAACTTGTATATTTACAAGATAAAGCAGATGCTGCTCGTGATTTAGATGCATCATTAAAAATAGCACCTGTGGTTTATGGAATGACAAACCTATGGAAAATTATCGTTAGATACGGGTATTACACTCGTAGACTTACGTATAATGAAATTTTGGATCTTAAAGTAACTCTAAAAGTTATTGAAGAATTAATTAGTGAGGTAGTGTAAAATGTTTAGAAAGTTATTTGAAATTGAGACAGTTGAATTTGCAGACAAAGATATGCAGGAAGCATATTACCGTGGACGCGTAGACGGACGTACCCAAGAACAAATCTATGGTGCAATTGGTATTATTGCTACCGGACTATTTTCTGCTGCATGTTATTTGTTTATGGGTCACAGACAAACAAAAATGAACCGTGAATTGAATGCTGCTATTGATGAAGAAGGTAAACTTGGGGAGTCAATGTTTTTGCAAGATCAGAATGATATTCTTCGGGAGCAATTAGGCGATGATTAATAGAGTTATACTACATATGAACAATAGGGTATACTCGTTTCTAGATCCCTATATGCGTGACGATACATTATCCACATATGCTGATAATTCACCGATATATTCCGTAAAGAACATTTTGATTATGCCTAGTGTATCGAATAAAATCGCATCTATGATTTTTAACGATATCGTTAATAGTAATTTTAGCCCGTGCAAATGTGTTATTTACATTGGGGTTGGACCAACTTTAAATGTTAAAGTTAATGATATTACTATTGAACTATTTAGTGATTTTAGTGTGCAAATTGAATGTGAGGTTATACATGATTGAACGAGTTATTTTAAATGTAAACGACAAAGTTTATTCTCTTCTTAATCCAAGTTTTGTAACAATGAAAGAAACGCCTTTATCGGTTGCTGAAGGTGGTTTTCGACAGTGCATAATCAATCCTTTAATATCTTTTGAATTCGCATGCGCCATTGCCGAAGATATTAAAAATCATAATATGGGTAAAAATTCAATTCGCGGAAGAATACTTACTTGGAATAATTATGAAATTATAGTAACCGCTGTCGATTTTATGCCAAGAGATTACTATCCTATGAAAGTCACAACCATATATAAGGAAGAGGAATCAGTATGATAGGAAGACTTATAATTAATTTCGATAACAAAGTATATTCTACGCTAGTTAACTCATATGTATCGGAGCATTTTTCATTAAGAGAGCCCGACAAGGTTAAGTTATATTTTGTGGATAATCCGATAATCCGTTCATTTTATTGGAACTATATACTACCTAAAAATTTTCTTAAGAAGGAACTGCGTGTTGTCGACTTCTTGGGTAAACCTTATATTTTAACTTTTATTACTATAGAGGAACCCATTGATAAAGGAAGTTCTGATTTTATGGTAACTCTTATTCCTCTAAATGAACCGCCCAAACTACCTCCATGTAGATTTGAATAGGTTCAAAGGATTACATCACCGCAGGATTTCCCTATGCTATAATGAAAGGAAGGTAGATCATATGAGAAAAATTATGATGGCAATATTATATGACGGCTTAGATATGCAAATTGAAGAAATCAAAATTCAGATGGCACTATCTGAGAATAACGCAGAGGTTCAAGATTTAAATCTCAAGTTGGCTAAACTTATCGCTGTTAAGAACGAGCAGCAAAAGTACAAAGTCAAACCTGAGCAATTATTTCAAGCGCTTGTGAACATTCTCGGAATGGCTGCTGTGTTGAATTTCGAACAATTCAATATCATCTCATCTAAGATGTGGTCAGTAATTTCAAATAAATTTTTCAAATAAAGGGATTAACTTATCCCTTTCTTTTTTGTGAGGTAGAAAGATGTTAAATAAGAAAGAAAAAGTTTTAAACTATTGCTCGCAAGATCCATCCGCAGCAGAGTATTTTCATGATTATTACACAGACATGATGAACGATATTCGTATCTTGGGTCAAAGCGATTTTTTAATACTTAGTGGTAATGAGTTAGATGCTGAAAAGTATATTGTTGTCGATGTCTCTCCGATTACATATATCGAGGTATCTAATACGTATATATTCAATATACAAATATATACGGACGAAAATTTGTATACTAGAAAAGATTTTGTCGAATCATATGCACAATATAAAATTGAAAGTATGTTAGAGGAGATATAAATGTGTGAACCAGCAAGAATTGTGAGAAAGCATGTTAAATATCCTGGTAATAATAAATTCCAAGTATTTATTAGTTATACTCATGACGACCAAGCAAAATCAGATTACATAAGGTATTCTGGTATGTCCGACGCGATTCATAGAATTGAACCGGAAATGCTATGTGACGAATTAAACTTTTTCAAAGCAGGCATAATCACTGAAGTTACTCCGCTATCATATAATGTTAGAGACGACCGATGGACTTTTACAGTATTTGGTTATGGCGTTTACAATGAAAAGATGACAACAAAAGAAATAGTTAGAAAATATTATTTCGATAAGGAGGAACCATAAAAATGGGAGAACCAATTTATAATGTGAATGGACAACTAAGTCCAAATGACGAAAATGCTTTTATTTTGAGAATCGAAACGAGCAACCTTAACATTATTAAAAATTCGATTGAAAGATATCGAACTATTAGGAATAATGTGGAGCTTCTGGAAACAAAATACTTTATAGAAGCTGTGGATGAGTATCCAGACACTTTCCTTATTATCGATATTGATCCTATTGTGTTTGATGACAAGAAGAATCTATATTTCATCACATTATATTGTTATGGTAATGATGAGTTGGATTCTAAGATGGACATGCTTAAAAGATTCTTTGAGAATTTTTACACAAGGGGTAAACGATGAAAGAGAAGTTTGTTGAATTAATTGATTACAATTTATCGGATTTACTTTTGATGATTGCCCTTACATTTATTTTTATAGCTATCGAATTATGCTGTTTAGCACTTCTTGTTAATTTGACAGTTACTATGGGCTTTCTAGGATGCTTGATGGCAGCTTGTTTAATGCTATTTGTTCTGTTTATTTACTTATTTATTATGGTAAGTATGTATGAAAATTTATAAAGGAGGTAAATGATGACACACAATAGACCAATCGTCAAGACTTCGGGAGAATTCAAACAGACGGTTATCGATATGGTACGAGCAATGCCATTAGATGATTTTCTATTAATTCCTCAGGCCGAACTTGACAAATACATTTCCGCATGGACCGAACCAGACGCAAATGGCGTTGTTCCAGCTAATGAAGATTACAAACACTATTTCCAATTTATTATGACTATCCCAGACGATATGCATGTGTTGGATATGGATTTATATTTCTTCAGAATTGCGCGTAAGATCATCGGTAATGTTCTGATTGCACTGCTGGAGACATCATACTACAATACTGTGTTTGGATCACAAGACATTGATCATGAGAACTACAAACTTCTCTATGAACTTATTTTACATACGGCGATTAAAATCGAAGACAATCCGGACAATCGTAGAGCGTACATGAGTGCGCAAGAACTCAAGCAAGAGTTCAATAAATACTACCAAGAGGTGTTAGACGATAACACAAATAGTGAGGGCTGAACAGATGACATATGGAAGGCAATATACCCTCATATTGTCTAAAGATGATTTTTATGATGCAGTCATAGATAATATACGTAAACTTCCATTGCAAGATATATTCGGTATAGACGAATGGTATATTGAGCGTCTTATGGAAGCATGGCGAAGGGTTAAATTTGAGGATGAGTATAAAAACTACATATTCAGTTTACTAATGGTGCCTGATAAAGTTGTTATGCTCGATAGTGAGTTATATTTATGGAAAAAGACACGAGAATTGGTTGACGAGCTCGTGATTAGTTTAGCCGAGGGATTTTACTATGATGATAAAATCTCTATAATAGGTGAAACTATACCATTTGATCCATATACTGGACAAAAAGATATTGATAGAGATAAATTATTGTATTTTTTTGATATAGTAGACACTATTTATGAACGATACTATGTTAATACTGAGTCGACACTAGACCAACTTAGACACATAATGGGAAAGGATTACCTAAAATAATGAAACACTACATTCATATTACAATGTCAGAAGATGACATGCATCATTTGGCAGAACAATTCAAGTATTGCGGAAAAGAATTGGAAATTGAAATTCCGAATACACATTATCTAATCCATTTACATCGGGAGGATGCCGATGATTGAGTTAGCATATTCACCCAAATTGCATGTACAAGCGTTATACCGAAGTATTTCATTGGTATATTACGACTTTGAATCAATGTTTGAACACTATCGGCCAGCTGCAAATATGGCGGATTTCGATATTCGTAAGTGGCGTAGAGTGCGATTCAATGAGTGTATTAGGCAAATTAACCTTATTCGTGAGTCTAAAGGGTTAAATCCCGTTAAAAAAAAAATGCAACTTTATCAGAATGTATTGAAGGATTGTGAGGTAAGAAAAAAATGAGTAAAACAACATATCCACGTATTGTTGACGCTGGACGTGAAAACATTTTCGCAAAGGCATTTATAACTGCTAATGGAAACGAAGAGTTGTGTAATGCTACTGGTAGAGAGTTACAAGAAGGTCCAGATATCAGCGATCACTGGTACGAATATGAAGATAGTAATGGCGATCTTCATTATGGTAGATAGTTCGCAGAAAATACATATCCTATAATGAAACAAAATAAAACTAAAGGAGGACATTATCATGTCAGAAAATGTTTCAAAAATTGAAGAAGTTAAGGAAGAACTTAACGAGGTTACTGAAGACTTGGTGACACAAGCTGAGGTCGCACCACAAACTCAAGTTGCTAAGGAACTGAGTACTAAGGACAAGATTGTACAAACAATTGTTGCCGTTAGACCAGTTGTTAAGCGTCTCTTGATCATCACTGGTGTTGTAGCCGCTGGCGGAATTGCTGCTAAGGTGATTAGCAACCACGTTAAGAAATCTGACGGAGCTTCTGAAAATGGAGAAGTGTTAGAAGGTGATTTTACAATCCCTGAAGACTAAGTTTCACTAGAATACTGAGAATTACTCTCGGTATTCTTTTTTATCAAAAATTTTAAAGGAGGAACCCGGT